CGACGGGGGTTAATTTATCTCCTCAACAATGAATGTAAAGCCGCATGAGACGGCGTCATTTTTGAGGTCTTGGAGTTCGTGATCGTCGTATGCGTACTCAGTCCAGGCTAGATCGCCATCGAAGAATGCTTGGATGTAATAGGCGGGAGGCTGCGGATCAGGGAGCTTGAAGAAGCTGCCGTCGGGGAGGTTGTCTTGATAACGCTGGAAGGCTTCAAAGATTGAGAGGCTTTGGTTGTGCCAGACCATGGTGTTTGAGGTGAGGTGGTTAAGGGCCCCCCTCGGGGCCCTAGTGGTGGATCAGGCGCCCATGCGATCCAGTGCCCGTTCCATGCGGGTGTACAGCTTGTCTGTAACCGCGATCTGTTCAACGGTCATGGAGTCGGTGAACTGGGACATCAGCGCCTGACGAAGAGCTTCAACTTCGATGGCGGTCAGTTTGAAGGTGGTGGTCATTGTTTTGAGGTGAGGTGCGGGGTCATCCCCCTGACTCCTTCAATATACACACATGGCATACCACCTGTCAACCATCAGCAGCTAGCGCGCAGATCACAGTGCAGACAATGGGTTCTAGGTGGTGCCGTGGAATACCTTGATACTGCCGCGTGACCGCTGTGATGGCTCTGTCGATCGCATCACGACCGCCATGCAGTGGCTGTGGTGTTTCCCTAGAGAAGACACGCTTTCTAATCAGCTCAGGCCGTGAGCACTGATGCGCAAACGCCTCAAGATCTAGCCTTTGGCGCTCCTCTTCACTGACACGAAACTCGATGCGTGGACCTTTAGACATCAGAAATCAAACGTTGTTTCAGAAGGTGCAATAAAATCACGCGGGTTAGGACTTGCCTCCACGCGTTCGGGCTGTTTCTGCTCTCGCAACAAATTGCGATAGCTTTCTATCTTACCGGCATATCCATGCGGTGGGTTATCAAGATCTTCGAGAGTCCAATAATTCTTTTCAATTCCACGCCGCAAAGTGGCAACCACTGAACCAAGATCATAAAGTTTTTTCATCAGTAGGGACGACTGGCTTTGTACTCGGCATCTGCGTGAGGATGCAGGATGAACTTGCCAGGCGCTACGCCGTCCACAGGAGGGCAGTAGGTGGCGTAACGACCCAGATGGTCGTAGCGACCCATGCAATAGGGCGCAGCGGGCCTTACGCGGCCATCTAGCTGGTTCAGAGCAGACTCCACGTCCCCAGCACGGACAGCCTTGAAACTGGGCAGATCAGTGTGCTTGGCGTTCATGGGCACAACAGCAAACACAAAATGCTCAGCTGCTTCAGGTTCAAACAACTTCATAGTTTCCAGGACGGCTTGGTTTTCATCGGCTCATGATCCTCAAGATAGACGGCGTAGCACTCATTTCTCATCCATCTGAAACAATCAGGCAAGGGTGAGGCAAACTCACCCAATGCCTGACGAGATTCAATGTCGCTCACCGCTTGCTCGATCGCGCGGGTCAGATCGTCAGCCGTGAGATGTTCAGGCACAAGCTGTTGCCAAACAATAAAAGCTTTTGGTTTTGATTGACTATTAACGCGATGGCGACAACGTAAATAGATCTTCCAGAATGCCTCAAACTCAGGCGTGCCCTTCGTCTTTTTAGCACGCGGTTTTTTGGCCTTTTCTGGCGATTTTATAACGTTATGTTTTTTTTCGTGGTTAATAGAATGGGCAGGAGAGGAAACAGCCGGTTCCTTGAGAGGTTGCTGTTGCAACTCTAGAACCTGTGTCTTGGCCTCAGGTTGCTTCAGCGAAGGCTTATTACCTGTGAGAGGGCCAAGGTTACCTTGTGGTGGTTCCGCACCAGCAGAGCACGTGGCTAATTTAGCTACCCTGTCAACCCCTTGCATCGCGGATTCAATGAGATCCCTGATGACAGCTGACTTGTTGTGGAATGGTCTGGTCTGTGATTCGAGCCATTGGAGCTGATCCGGGCTGATTCGGACGTGTAGTGACGTCACACAAATGGTTGCCGTTGCGTCATGAGTGTGCCACGATGCGCCCACGTCTGCAACCCCCATGTTTCAGCCTGATCCTGCCCTGAAGTTCTACGGCGACCACCATCACAGATACATGCTGGACGGAGAATGGCTCCCATACAGCGTGAGCCAAGTTCTCTCGTGGGATATGTCGCCCGCTCAGCGAGCTGCCATCGAACGCACGAAAGATGGTGAAGATGGTTGGCAAATACGAGGCAACACGATCCATCGTGTCCTCGATCAATTTCTTAATGGTGAGGGATCGATTCACGATGACAAGTGGACAGCATGGATTGAGCCGCTGTTGGCTGATGATCTGTTCAAAGACGTCACGACCATCGCAACAGAAACGCCGATCTGCGACAGGGTCAAGCGCGTTGCCGGTGCGTTTGATTTTTTAATAGAGGATAAGAATCGCCTGATCCTCGGCGACTTGAAGACGGTCTCTAGTAGAAAGGCTGTATCAAGCCGGAAGCTGCCCCTCCCCCAACTTGGCGCATATGCCTCGTTTCTGGCTGGCTCCCCTTACAGAGTCGCTGTCACCGATGTGGTTAGCGTTATCTGTGGCCCAGAGCGCACACGCTGCGTCTTCACGAATGTGGACACCGCGATTGCGGAATGGGAAGAGCAGTGGGGGCGGTTTCAGGCAACTCAACCCAGCTGGTGACCCCGTAGCATGAAATGTCCCAAATGTGGCACAACGTGGATTTGTGTCTTGGAGTCGCGCCACACCAGTCCTTTGGCGATCAGCAGGCGCAGGCAGTGCAAAGCCTGTGACCATGTCTGGGCAACAGCCGAGGTTGTAATGCCTGACGAAACAATTTCAAAATTCTCAAAAAAATGGGGCAAATTCAAAATCAAAGACGAAGTCATTGCCGAGCTTGCCCAGACAGGCGATTGGTTTAAGCAGGCGTGAACTGGACAGAGATCCTGAGGAAGGGGGGCGTGCCAGAGCCTCCTGGGTATCAGGAGGCTGTTGATGCGATGGCTGCCAAGCCAAAGCGGCAGAAGGGTAAAGCAAAAAAGAAAAACGCTTGACGTCCTGCAGCATTGCTGTAAGGTTTATGGCGTTGCATCTAATTCTCTTGCCAACACTCAAAGAACTTGCAGGCAACCAAAAGCCAATTGTCGCTTACCCAAAAACAATCAAATTTGGCCCGATTGAGCTTGAAGGCTTCATGCTGGAAAACGGCGAATTCCGCCAGTCCATCACCAGCACTGGCAAAGCTCTTGGCACTGGCGACTGGATTGCAGCTGACATCCTCAAGCGATTGCCAGTTTCACCGGGGGCTGAAAACCAAGTGGACGACAACGATTTGACCCCTTCTGAGGCCAATTCACCGGGGGCCGTAATCCAGCCGCTCAAATGTATTGGTGTTATGCGACATAGCAGTGTCGCCTACACCATCAACCTGCCAATGGTGGTTGAGATCTGGAAGCAAGTCGCTTTAGGTGGCGGCAAGTATTCCAAGCCAGCGCTTGAGCTGCTTGGCCTCTCTGCTGTCCATTCACTCGAACGCACCTACCAAGAAGCGTTTGGGGTGCAAGACGAACGATCTACCGAAGATCGTTTGCTTGATTGGGCCATCCGTTTAGAGGCTGGCAAACATTTCCCTTTCTTCAAAGGCGACTTTCATAAACATTTTGCGCGAGTTACAGGAGTAACAGTTGGCCACCCGTACGCTAAGGTCTGCCTTGCTGAGCTTATTTACCATAGACTGCCTGAAAAAATATATGAAACTCTCAAGGACATAAATCCAGAAGATGATCGCGGCTATCGACAGCACACCTACTCACAGCTGATGACAGACGAAATGAGACAATATATGCGGGAAGTTGTCGCAACGGTGACCAACCAACTTGCCAACACTTCTGCAAAAGCAGATGACCCAAAAGCTTACCGTAAATTACTTAAAAGGCTCGATAAAACTTTGCCAAGATACAACAAGCGAGGCCATAATCCTGGCGTCTACCCTGACCATCTCAAACAGTTGCACGACAGTCAACGCGCCAACAAGGAGGAAGCATGAGCACAGCCAAGCGCCGTTACATGCTATCCGTCACCCTCAAGCCAGACCTTTTGGAGCGGTGCAAAGCAGAAGCTGCAAAGCTTGACATCCCTGTGACTGTCTGGGCTCGCAGGGCAATCCTTGAAAAACTGGAGCGCATTGCTTGACATGGCATACCACCTATGCCATTATGCATTTGAGCACACCTCTTAAGCTCATGAAAACCCACGCAACCTCCAAGCTGCGTTCACGATTTTACGATCCTGAGCGCAGCAGCTCAAAAACAAATGCCATCATCTCGATTGCGTTTGCTCTGCTGTTAGGCGGTGCCTTCTGGTACTCCATGACTAGCACCCTTGATCAACTAACTGCCCGCGATTGCCAGGCAGGTATTCAAAAAGCTTGCGATTCCCTCAAATGAAATCAGTCTCAATCAACCTTGACCCAGTCCACGCTGACAAGCTGGACAAAATTTCAGAGGCAACAAAAGGCAACATGACCAACGTGTCGATTGCCGGTGAGTTTATTGAATTCGAGCAGCCTAAACTGAGCGCAACCAAACTTGCTCAGGCTCTCCTGAATTCAGCCATTGACCGAGCTTACAGCCAGCTGCCACCAATCCACTAACACCTTCACGTTTACTGTTTTGGGCAAGCCTGCGCCGCAAGGCAGCAAGCGTCATGTCGGCAACGGCGTCATGCTGGAGTCATCACAACGATGCAAGCCATGGCGTCTTGACGTCAAACACACGGCGCTCGAGTTGCGACCAGAAGGCTGGTATGCCAATATGGAAGCGGCTATTTTTTTATCAGTCACGTTTGTTTTTGCACGGCCTAAAAACCACTTCCGAACTAACGGACAGCTAAACCCTAAAGCCCCTGCCCATTGCACAACACGAATCGGCGACGTGGACAAGCTTAGCCGCAGCGTCCTTGACAGCCTTTCAGATGGCGTTGTCTACAACGACGATGCCCAGGTCATCAGCCTCATTGCACACAAGCGTTATGCCAATGATCGAGAACAACCCTGCGCCATCATCACCGTTACAGCCCTTAATTAAGGCTTTGGTGGAATTTCACAAAACAGTCCCGCCCATCAACAAGACTACTTCTGCACAGTACGGCAAGTTTGCAGATCTTGAAACAGTTCTTTCAACTGTTACGCCGCATCTGCTCAAAAACGGATTGGTTGTCTCGCAAGGCTTTGAGCCAAGCAGCCATGACAACAATCCGGTCCTCGTCACTCAGTTGCTCCACGTCAGCGGGGCTAAGCTCATCAGTCGATTGCCCATGGTTGTCGCAGGACGCGGAAAAAATCCATTGCACGATTGGGGTGGCAGTTGCACGTATTCTCGACGATACAGCCTGCTTTCAATCCTTGGGTTGACAGCTGACATGGATGTTGATGGCGATTTCGCCGACGAAAAACCTGCGACAAAATTAAACCCAGCACCAGCCCCAAAAGTCAAAGACGTCAACCCAGAAGATCAGCCACTTTCTGAAGATGAGCGCAAACTGCTTCTGCAGTGGATCAGCGACATGCCCGCCTCTAACCGCGAGATGTTTGTCGAAGCATTCCGCAGTCGCTTCAACCTAAGCAAAGACGCAAAAATTGCCCCATTGATCACAAGCAAGAAACATGAAAAATGGATTCAAGATAATGTAGGGGAGTACGAGCAACGCTAGACTGCAATGCCTAACACAAAATCTTCGCAAGACAAAACGGACGCTAAGCGTTCGCATCGTCACTTTCAAGTTCGGCTAGATGAACGCCTGTCAGAACAGCTGCAACACTATGCAGATCGAAACCATGACGGCGTAATTAACCCGGCTCTTTTCTCTATCATCTCTCAATTCTTCAACAGAACTAATGCCTGAACGCAAGCCCGACGCCTTTACAATTTGGGGCAACTTCAACAAAGACAAAGAAAAAGCTGGCCATCATTGGGCCTCAATGGAAGTTCCTACTGAAGAACTTCGCAAACTTTTTGAGTGGGTCAAAACTGCAGACCGCGTGCAAAACCAGAAAGGTGAGGATTGCGTGCGGCTGCGTGCCAACCTGATGCCGCGTGAAAGCAAAGCAGGCAATGACTATCTGCTGATGGCTCTAAGCGATGCAAAGCCCAAGCCAAGTGACAGCGGCGACATTCCTTTCTAGTCTTGGTCAGAAAAAGGTAACGGGGGCTTCGGCTCCCCTTTTTTTATACCAGCACCTAGTCAAACTCATCGTCTAAAGATGCAATGTGATTTACGGCCTGCGCCAAAAGTTTCCCCTGATGCCAACTCTGCCGCACAAGGGCTTCACAAAGGTGCCTAAGCATTTCATTGTCATCACAGCCTTGCACCTCCCGAACAGATCGTTCTATTGACAGTTCTTCCTCAACGCTTGGAGTGACGATCATCCAGTCCATGGGATTGCTGCAAAGTGCATTTTTCCGCATGATAAGCGCCATTTTCGTGCATGTGAACCACGTCGTGGATCCACGGCACCATCCATTCATGCACAGGAAAACAATTATCCCAATTTGTCGGGTGAGCGCAAGTGATCACAACTGTCGTAAAGAAGCTGTGTATAAATGCCCATAGCCAATAAAGATCACTCATTGTCTACCAGAATTACCCACCCAGTGCCCATGCCTTCAGCTTCCCAGCGTGGCTTAAGCTCACGTTGAGGCACTCGGACATTGCGTCCTAGGTGCGGATTCTTATGGCCCCCTTTGATCATGTCTGGTTCGCCTCTAGGGTCTTGCATAATCCAACCAGGGTCAGCACTATTCTTGCCATAATATCCATTGATGACGCTCCAATGACCGCAACCCATGCCACCACACATTGGAGGATGACCAAGACTTAAATCGCCGTGGTGATACCAGCCAACCATTACAGGTCTGCCAGCCTCTAGCTCCAGTTCCACTAGGTCGGCATCGCCATCATCTCGAAACTGAACATTTAAACCTAAACTTTCTAACGTTTCAATCTGCGCGTGAACAGATGTCGTGTCACCGAATTTGGCGCGGACTTGATTATACTCATCATCTGTTTTGACCTTTTTGTAAAAAGCTGCCACCATCGCAGCTGCTGAGCTGAAACACTCTCGATAGCCAGTTCCTGTGACGTTATCGTGCTGGGTAAAGTATGGCATGAAAATCTCTTGATCGTATCCAGATGCCTTCCATGATTCAAACCAATCGGCATCCGTTTCAAGTAATTTCGGATCAATGGATTCTTCAAGCTCCTTAATAGCGGCAAGTTGGTGAGGGGAGTCATCTCTGAAATGTTGGAAAAACGGTAGCAATGACAGCAAGCCCACAGAAAACCAGATGCGTCGTTTCATTCTAACGAGACTTGGCAACCAGAACTTTGCCCAGCAGTGTACCCAGACGCAAACAGCAGACCAGCAAATCCGACCATTACAACCGTCCCAGCGCCTAGCAAAAACCAACCTAGTGCTAACGCCCAGTGCGGTTTCATTTGTCTACCCTGGTAGTCGGAAACAGGTTTTGACGCACCAGCCCCACAAGATGGTCGTCGATGGAATTGCCAGTTTTTTTGACGTAAGCTTCCAAAATTTCAATCACCATCTTCTTGACGCCTTCAGACTGAAGGAACCTGAACAAAATCGGCTTGATCAGTAGCAGCATGGATCGAAATCAGCGTTACCCTTTAAGCGTAGCTGTCCTGCGCAATGGCTAACCACAACGAAGAGAATCCAGGCTGGATCTCAGATTTCATCCGTTTGATCGTCTTGGCGTGGTCACTTGCCTGCCTGTCACTGTCCTATCTCGGGCAGGTCAAAGCCATGGATCCGACTTTTGCCGCCTCGATGCTGACAGCTGTTCTCAGTTCCTATGGCGTCAGCGTTGGCAAGAACGGCAAAAACAAAGAAGAACCTAAACTAGAGTCAAGCACTGCCCCCGCCATCAAAAAATGAAGCGCTTCCTCTTGGTATTCGGGCTTACATTGATTGCCGCTCCAGTGCAAGCGGACATTATCAACAAAATTTCGTCGTCGATTCAACTCACTGTCGATGGAGCGGGGTCAGTTGCAACGCGAATCCCGTCTGCAATGGCAGTATCTGGCAACAACGTCACTCTGGACACTACTCCTGTGCTCGGCACACTTACTTCCGGCACTGCTCTTGGCTACACTCCTGGCGATTACAGTATCACTACTGCTGGTGACGCATTTTCATACGCAGAGTCATACACAGAAGGAGATGACGTCCCAACAATCCTCTCAACAACAGTCACCGCCGGAGTAGTGCCGAGCCTTCCTATTTTTGGCAGCACAACCACAACTTCTGGCGGGGTTAAAGGTGATCTTGCTGGAACGATTGCAACTGATGGTGCTATTGCGATTACAGCGGGTTCGGCGGGCACTACAGCAATCGGTCAAGTTATCCAAGAGTTGACGGTCAAATGATGTTTAAGCTGTTTGTCGTATTTATCTTGCTAGATGCGACAGCTGCTGCTGCAATCCCTGTCGTTCCAAACTTCCAGCAGGGCACTACCAGCAGCACGACAACAACGAAAACTAAAGTCAATGAGGTCATAAACTCTTATCAATATCGAACAGGATACGAGTACACTGCATCGGGCACTAACGTCACGCCTGATAATGCCCTCGCTCCAATGACATTGAAAACAACCGTACACACGATTGATGGGATTTCTAGTAGTTGGGTGGGCAT